GGGGGCAGGCGGCTTCCATGGCTGCGGAGCGGGATCGCTGGGCAGGCTCAGGTTGTTTTCAGGCGGTGTCCACGGTTGCTGGGAAGGATCGTTGGGCAGGTCGAGAGGAGCACTCGGCGGCGGGGCGGGGTCGGGCTGGCCCATGCGCCTGCGCATGATCGTCGCCATCTGCTCGTCCGAGTACAGCGGGTCGCCCTGGGTGTCTTGCAGCGGAGCGCCTGGCAGGTTGGTCAGGTCGTCGCCCTGGCCTGCCCCATACTCGGGTCGCGGCTCCCAGCCTGGCACGAGCGTGACCTGGCCTGGACCCCTGGGCCGCCAGCCCTTGACGCGCGGACCGATGGGGTCAGCGCGGAAGTCGATGGACACTACACGCCGTATTGTGACTCAGGTGTAGCGCCGCTGGAAGTCGCCCCACCCTGCGACTGCCTGACCTGCGGCGCCTGCGACTGGGACCACCGCTTGGACTGCGCGGTCTGCCACTGTTGCGGCGTCTGGCCAAAGGCCTCCGCGGTCATCTGCTGGCCGATCTGGCCCGCCGTGTCCGCCGAGCCCGCCGCAAGCTGGGTCACGTCAGCGCTGCCCCCCTGAGCCCCAAAGTTCGACTGCATCGCCTGCTGCTGGGTCTGCCACGCGCCTGGTCCCAACGCCTCGACGTTGGTGCGGTAGGCCGCCTTCTGCCAGGGGCTCCAGCTTTGCCATTGGGCCCACGTCGGCGTGGTCGTCTCCTGGCCTGTAGCTCCCGCGGCCCCCGTGGTGCCCGTCGCGTTCGCGTTGAGCGCATCCTGTTTGGGCGCCGCGCCTGTCTGGCTCTTATCGCCGTAGACGCTGGAGTAGTCGTACGGTGCGAGGATTTTGTTCAACAGCGCCTGGATGTTGCCGCCGCCCATGACCGCGGCCTCCTGACCCTGTGGGGCCATCCCCGAGAGTTGCTGCAGCCACGGGTTGTTCAGAGCACCCGACAGGATGCTCATGTACGAGTCGCGCCGCTTCGTCCAGTCGTCGTAGGCTTGCTGACCCTGCTGCATCAGGATCGCGTTGCCTTCCTTCATCGACTCCAGCTTGACCTGATTGGCTTCGGTCATCTGCTCAAGCTGGATCTTGTTCTGCTCCTGAAGCTGCTCAAGCGTCAGGTTCGTCTGCGCCTGAAGCTGGGCAATCGACATCGCGTTGGCGTCGGCCAACTGCTGGATCTCTACCTTGGTCGCGGAATCAAGCTGAGCCAGTTGCAGGTCGAGCGCTTGCTGTTGCCTGGTCAGTTCTTCGGAGGCCTTGTTGTGGCGCGCGGTCTCGGCGGCCTGCGCCTCGGCCGTCGCCGCGTTGCGCATGTTGACCTTGAACGTGTCATCTTCGATCTGCTGGTCGAGCTTGAGCTTTGTCGCATTCTGCGCCAGCACGTTCTTGTCGTACTCGCTGATCTGCGAGCTGCCCGTCTTGTCGCCCGAACTGGTAGTGTTGCTGGTGCCGTACTGCGTACTGCCGTAGCCAGCACTGCCCTGGTACCCAGAACCCTGACCGTACTGCTTCTGGTTCTCAGGCGTATCGGCCAACGCGTCCGACCAGTTGCCGTTGGCCAGCCGCATGCCGCCCGCGCCCATACCCGACTGGCCGCCAGCGCCCATGGCGCCCTGCACCTCACGCGCCTGGTACTTGTCCCAGCGCTCGTCGGCGCCTTCCTGGCCTGAACCGATGGGGATGGAGTTCTCGCGTGGCGGCGGCACATAGTTGCGCATCGGTGCGCCCCACGGGCCGCTGCCCCCGTCAAGCTGCGGTGGCGGGTTCAGCCAGCCCTGCGTGTTGGTCATGAAGGGAAACCTGCTCTGATACGAGTCGCCCTCGGGAATACCCGACTGACCCGTGGTCGTCGGCAGAGGGAACTCCTGACGCGTTCTCGGGGTGCCCTCGGGGATACCCGAAGCGCCTGTCGGCGCGTGCCGCTGAGGGTGCTGGTAGCGCTGGGTCCACAGCGGTCCACCATCAGGTTGCGGCGTGCTTGGGCTGGGCAATTGCGGGGCACCCATGTTCTGAATCTGGGGTGCCAACCGCGTTGGCGACGGCAGGCTCGTGTTGGCCCACGGATTGGCCCAGTCGTCGTGCGTCGGCGGCTCGGGAGTGTCCTGGCCGCCGCCCATCTGGCCCTGCTGCTGGAATGTCTCGGCGCCAGGCGTGGGTTGCTGGATCGATGGCATGAACAGCGGCGGCGTGCCTGGACTGGCGTTGGCCGCGATGCCCGCCTGGTAGCCCGCCTGGTAGTCGGGGCTCTGGGTGTTGACACCAGGCATGGCCTGGTACTGAGGCTGCGCCTCGCCCTGACCCGCGCCGACCCGCGTGGCGGGATTGGGCTTGCCCCAGCGGCGTTTGGCTCGCTGGGCTTTGGGCGGCCAGCCAACGCGGGCGTCCTGACCCGCGCCTGCACTGGGCGCCCCCGTGCCGCCCGTCGGTCCCATCTGTTCGGTGCCTGGCACGGGCGGCATGGTTTGCTGGTCGGGGGGCAGGGCACTGGTGGGGTCCTGCGGCTGGCCCTGAGCGTCCTTGACGCCCCAGTGCAGGTGCGCGCCCGTGGCCAGACCCGTGGAACCGACGAGGCTGCCCAGGTCCTGACCGCGGGCCACCTGCATGCCCTTGTACGCGCTGGTCTTGCTCAGGTGGCCCAGCTTGTGCTGCGAGCCGTCCTTGCCCTGGATGATCACCGTCAGCCCCAACCCGTTGGGGTCATGTGTGACATCTGCCACAACACCATCCACGGGGGACTGGGTCGGCGTGCCCTCGGGGGCCTGCAGATCCACGCCACTGTGCTGGGGTTCGCCCACGTCCATAGATTGGCCAAAGCGGTGCCCGATGCCAGCCACGTCTCCGGGGGGAAGGGGTGGCTGCATTGGGGCACCGCCAGGGCCGGGCACAGGTGGTGACTGCGCCCCTTGTGTAGCAGGTTGATCCTGGCCGCCCCCCATAGGCGGTGCGGGAGGCATACCGCCTGGGGATGTAGGGGGCGTGGGGGTCGGTGCACCCCCCGCCAGGCCCGCCCGCTGCAGAAGCTCGGGATGGCGTTTGAGCAGGGATTCGAGCCACTTGGGCAGTTTCGGTTTACCCGCCATTGGAGGGTTCTGAGGGTTGGGCTGCGACGGCTGCCAGCCCGCGGGCTGGGCCATGCTGGGCTGCGGCTGTTGCTGGCCAGCGCCCGTGGTACCCAGGTCCTCACGCACCCTGTCCAACTCGGCCTGCGCCTCGGGCGTCATGCCGCGGCCCGTGCCCGACTGGAGGCCCTCGATCTGCTGCATCTCGTCCCACTCTTCGGGACTCATGCCCTGAGGCTTGCCGAACTCACGGCCCAGGTCGCGCAGGCCCTTCGCCTTGATGCCTTCCTCGATGTCGCTCGGCTCGGACGGTGGGTAGGCTTTCCTCGTCCGCGGATTGCCCCACAACTGCTCGGGCACGTCGAAGCCGCCCTGCGTACCCTTGGCCTGACCTGCTTCGGGCTTGGGCAGCTTGGGCCAGCCCAGCAGTTCCCTGAGGCTCTCGTGGACCTGTTGCTTGACGAGGTCAGCCAGGCCGCCTGCCCACTGCCCCGTGTTGATCAGCGGCCCCATGTCGGGACCTGGCCCCGTGTTGATCAGCGGACCCTGGGGAGCACCTGGCCCCGTGTTGATCGAGGGGCCCTGCCCGGGCACTTCGCCCTGGTTGATCACGTGGCCTGGCAACTGGGGGCCTGGACCCGTGTTGATAGTCGGGCCTGGCGGGGCATCGACTTCTCCCTGGCCCGCGCCGACACCCCCCAGCCAGCCTGGCCCCGTGGCTCGGCTGAACGGAGCGGGGCGGGGGGTCCAGCCACCAGGCGTACCCGTGCCCGCACCCATGCTCTCGTGGCCGCCACCGAAGTCGTATGCGCTGGTGTAGGTTTTGAAGGCCTCAGGATCATCAGGGGCTGAAGCACTTCGGCTGGTACCCTCGGCGATGTCCGACTGTGTGAACGGGGTGGGAGCAGGGCTCCAACGCCGCGACAGCGCCGTGCCCTCGGGGAGGTCCGACTGGGCAAAGTCCCTGGACAGTGCGCTGCCCGCGGTCTGGGTGCCTGACTGATCCGACTGGGTTGCCGAACCGTGGGGCGTGGTGTTCGGCGTGGGTTGTGCGTTCTGCGGGTTCAGCGACTGCTGGATCTGCGCGATCTCGTCCTGGGTTGCCTGGCTGAGCGGCCCGCCGCTGACCATGTGGTGACCCGTCGCGCCCGTCGCGGGGTCGAAGCTCTCGACGTCGATGTTGGCGCCCTGCGGCACGTACATCATGCCGCCCGAAAACGTCGGTGCAGGCGCCCTCAGGCCCTGTAGCTCGGTTGCCAGCGTCGCCATCGACTGCCGATGGACGTCCTGTTCGGCCTGCGAGGGTTTCTTGGTGTACACGGATCGGGTTTCGCCCGTGGCCCTGTTGGTCTGGATGTACTCGTCACCCGACCATGTGTAGTCGTAGCCAGGGCTGGCCTTGAAGACGGGCTGGTAACTGCCCGTGGCCAGGTCGCCCTTCCAGGCGAACACGTCGCCCGTGTTCTTATCGGTGATGTTAGGCCGCTTGGTGGTCGGATCGGGCGGCGAAACCTGAACCACCCTGCCCTGGTCCAGATTGACGTAGTTGACCGAACCGTCGCCCTGCGGCACGGACGTCCACGTACCCGCGGGCAGCTTGTAACCCGTGTCCTCGTAGTGCTTGGTGTCGTTGTTGAAGACCAGCAGGCTGCCGTCGGCGGTCACCTGCGTCTGCCCCGCCTGCGGACCCTTCGCGTTCGCAACGGCCTGTTGCGCCTGTTGCGCCCTGGCCTGGGCATCCGTGACCGCGGCGTTGGCTTGCGCCAACTCGGCCTGGGCCTGTTGTTGGGCCACGTCGCCCTTGGCCTCCGCGGCCTTCGCGTCGGCCTCCGCGAGCCTCTTCTGGGCAATCTTGAGGTCCAGATTGGCCTGGGCCAGGCCCTTGGACACGTTCGCCTGGCTCGGATCGGACGAGTTCGTCGGGGCGACGCTGGTCGTGCCGTCCTCGTTGATGGTGACCGTGTCGTACTGCTGGGTGTCCGTGTTCCACTGCACCAGTACCTGCGGCTTGGTATCGGGCAACCAGTGGTATTCGTCGTTGAAGGGCGGAGTGCCCTTGATGCGGTAGCCCCTGACCTTGCCGTTTTCGTCTGTGATGTCGTAGCGCTGGCCTGGCACTTCCTTCCGCGTCTGCGCGCCCTGGCCGCCCTGCGCACCCTGCGCGGCCTGAGCGTTTGGGTTCTGAGTCGGGATCGAGCCACCCAACAAGCTGGTACCGCCTGGGCTATCCGTAGCAACAGTTCCCGCGGTGTCCGTGCCCGCGGTGCCCGAGGCCGTGCTGCCGCCGAGCAGGTTGGGGCTGCCCGCGGTGTCGCCCACGCTCTGGCCCATGCCCATGCGCGCCGCCATAGGCACTCCACCGCCGCCCCACTGTGGGGCGGTGCGGTTGAGCGTGGGGCTGCCGCCTGACATGCTCGGGGAGCCGCTGAGGGGTGGGGTGCCCGCGAAGGGGCCTTTCTGCATGCCAGGCGCAAACAGCGAAGAGGCCGCCCCCGCGCCCATCGGAGGGCTGGTCGTGAAGCCCTGGCCCACGCCCATGCCCTGCGCGACGCTGGAGCCCGCGGCGCCGTGACCTGCGCCCAGCGCGTCCTCGGGCAGCAGCGTGTAGTTGAGCTTGTCCACGGGGGCCTGCTGGCCGCGGCCGTGGATCTCGCCCGTTTCGGGGGTGTAGTTGATGTGATCGGCAGGGGCCTGGTTGCCTGCTGGGCTGGTCAGCAGGTGAAAGCCCCTGGACGTGCTGCGCTGGAAGTCCTGCGGCAGGGCGACCTGCGTACCCGCTCTGGGGCTGGCAATGCCTGGCGGGGTGAAGAGCTTCTTGCTCAGGTCGTAGCGCCAGCGATCCTGCGGCGCGCTCTGACCAGGCGGGCTCCAGACCATCAGCGAGCTTGCTTGTCCATCAGGTCGATGTACGTCTTGATGGCCCGCGCGCTGGTGCTATCCAGCGGGACATCGCCACTGGCCAGCAGACCCATCAGCGGTTCAAGCCGCTGGCGCTGCTCGTTGGAGGAGATTGGCACATAGCCCAGCGGCGCGGGCTGTTCCTTCGACTCCTTAGCCATGATCTGCATGGGTCGGGGAACCTCACGCATGAGCTTTTTCAAGTTAGCTGGCATGCTCCGACTCCAGGCTGGCCAGGTCGCCGCCCGTCTTATCCACAACTTTGATACCCAGCGCCCGAACCATTCGAATCATCACTACCAGTTCGGCGTCGTTGACCTTGAAGGTCTGCGTGGACTCCCACTCGGGAGATGTCTCAACTGCCACAACGTACAGATCGTGGCGGCCGACGTACACCGCCACGCGTGTACTGGCCTGAATGTGCTCGCGCAGGGCTGGCGGCACAGGTTCGGGGGGCTGAACCACGAGCGGTTCGGCGGTTTCAGGGCCCAGATAGGCGTGGTTGTACGTCTGATTGGGGGCGTGGTCCTCGCCACACTGGCGGCAGGGCAGTGGCTGGATCTTGGACCGATACAGCGGGCTGGTGGGCAGAGCGCTGAGTTCGTCCAGCGGCCTGCCGTTGAGTTCCCCCGTCGAGATAGATCGGATATCGGGGCCCAGCGTCGGCCGCCTGGGGCGAGCGAAGCTCATCAGATCCTCGGTCTCGGTCACAGGCTCAGCCTAAGCTGTGCTGCCCGCCACGTCCAGCGGGTAGCGCATTGGAACGGCCCGAGGTACGCGGGCGGGACTGTGCGGTGAGCGCCCTGGTCAGCGCGTCGCCCGCTCCACCGCCGCCTCCCGCGGTACCCCTGGGAGCGCCGCTCGGAGGCTGCTGCGTACCCCCCTGAGGAGCTAGCGGGGACTTCTGCTGGCCTTGCTGAGCATTCTGCTCAAGGAGTTTTTGAGACAGTGCGATGAAGCGCTCACTGTCTTCTCCGAACCAGTTCTTGATACGCTCCAGGCCAACCTGTTCGATGACGAACGGGAGGGCATCGACCGCCTCTCTGACCAGTTCATCCAGCCATTCCTGTGGATTATCCGTCGCGCCCGACATCTCGATAGACGTACGGTGCGGCATCCACTTGTTGGCCTGCAGGGCCTGGAGAGCCTTCCACTGTTCGAGCAACGCTGGATCCAGGCGACGCCCAAGGGAGACCTCGAAGCCTTCCCAGTAGCCATCCACGTCCTGTGGACGTACCGACACCTCCCCGAGGTCCTCGCCCTCTCGATCCTTGCCAGGAACAGGCAGCACAAGACGGTCGCGCAGCATCAGTTCAAGCTCCGCGCTGGCAATCTCCAGCGAGCGCTGCAGCAGACGCGTGAGCGCGTCCTTGGCGCTCTCGATCTTGAGTGTGCGCATGCTCTGCACGGCCCACAACTGCTGAGCGCTGCGGGTGCCCTCTGCGCTGCGGGGTCCCTGCGCGACACCGTTACGCTGAATGTACGAGTCCATTACCGCGCTGGTCTTGAGCAGTTCGTCGGGCACGGGCTGGCCTTCCAGCATGGTCAGGTACTCACCGATGCGCTGGTCGATCGGTATGTACTGGCCTGGCCTGATCTGCAACTCGCGGCCATCTTTCGTCCAGCCCAGGTAGGTGCGCCAGGCGTTGATAGCCAGCATCCACACCTGCATGGTCAGCACGTTTGACTCGATCGGGTACAGCCCCGCGGCGTTGCTGAGCATGCCGCGGTAGCGCCGCTCCATCGCGTCGAAGGTGAGTTCCCTGAATGGAGCGATGACGTACGGGATCTCGGGATAGTGGTGCTCGGCCACACCTCGGTACTCGCCGTTGCCGCCCACGGGAAACAGGGGGATATCGTTCAGCACCAGGCACCGCCAGCGGCCGCGCCAGATGTCGTCCACCCAGATGTCCGAGTCGGGCTCCAGACCGCGGCAGGCGTCGGAGACGCCCTCGGGATAGAGTGAGGACCAGGCGTGCTGAGCTTCTATCACGCTTGTCTGGTAGTGCTCGATTACCACGAGAAGTTCACCGCTATCCGCCTCACGCCACCGACAGATGCGTGGATCCCGACGCTGGAAGATGATGGGGTTCTTCCTGCGATGGCGAACTTCCCAGGCGTCCTCCTCATCGGTTTCTTCCCACAGTGCCAGGCGGGCGGCGTATGCCTCCTCGTCCTCTTCGACCCCCTGTTCAGGCGGTTCTGAGGCTTCAAGACCCTCTGGCTTTTCAGGCCACAGGGACCTGTCGATCATGATGCGCCCGACGCCCACACGCTGGATGGTCATGTCGGTCGCGATCTGCCGCACGAAGTCCTTGCGGCGGCGCCACGAGTAGAACATGGCCTTGCCGAAGCGGGTCAGCTTGTCGGCTTGCTTGCGGTACTTCTCCCTGGCTCTGGCGGGCCGTACGTGAACACTGATGTCGGGCGGGACCAGGGAGTCAATGGCAGCGTCGGCATCTGAGGGGGCGGAGCCCGTCTTGACCGCTAATCTCCCGCCTGGGGATTCGACGTCAAAGGCCTGAAAGTACAGGTCAGCTTCCTGCTCCTGCTCCTGATCGAGGTCGCCCCACTGGCTGTTCAGGTGATCCCGCCAGTAGATCATCTCGTCGTAGGTCGGCTTGTCGCTGATCTCGAAGTCAGGCATGGGCTTATCGGGCGGCGGCTTCGAGGTAGCTCTGCGGCTCGTACGGGTTCAGGCTGGGCGGCCGCACGTGGTCGAGGAAGCTTTGCATACGGCTGCGCGGGGTGTAGGGTGGGGGCACCACCTGATCCAGGCCGATGGTCCTGCGGTCCACTTCCTCCTCGGTCGCCTCGGCCAGGCGTTCGAGGTAGTTGAAGCTCACGGGCTCGGTCTCGTGGTCGAACCGCCTGCGCGTCCACACGTAGTAGCCCCAGGCGTCCATAGAATGATTCATCCAGTCGCGCGGCTTCTCGTTGTAGTTCATGTTCAGCCGCCGCCGCTTGGGGTAGGTGTAGGATTTGAACTCGTTGATCGTGTTGGTACAGTGCCGATCAACCATGACATGCGCGCACGATTTGAGCCAGTTCAGGGTCTCGCCGAAGAGTTTGTCGTCGGCGAGTCCTTCCTCTACCTGCACGACAAGCGCGCGCTGTTCCTCGGGGGGAAGGTCGTAGTCCGAATCAGGCTCTTTGCCCATTTCCCGCAGAACCAGATTCACTCGTTTCCGATAGAAATAGTAGAACCTGACAGGGTCTCTCAAGAGGTTGCGGCCCAGGGGCAACCGCTCCCAGATCTGCGGCTTCTCGGGTACCGAGTACGCGGGGAAGCCCATTCGCTCCCAGCGACGCATCTCCTCGGGTACCGCGGAGTCAATGATTACGTCAGTGATATTGTGGACCTCGAAGCGGGGCATGAGCGCATCCTCGCTGGAGACCCGTTCGGCGTCGCACCATGGGCGGGCCACGAGTTGGGGGACGATCTCTTCGGTCGAGATATGCGCCGAGTAGAACTCGTCGATGATCTCGTGATGATCGGCATATTCCTGAATAGCCAGCACCGCGTAGGCATTCGAGCCGCCGCTCGGGTCTACGGCAAGCACGACAGGCAACTCGGGGTTGTATGGGCAGTCGCCCACATGGACGCGTTCCTTGAACTCGGGGAACACGCGCTCGCGGGCTGAGGCGGGGATGCCGCCGAACTGCTCAAGGAACTCGATGGGGTCCATCTCCTTCTGCGCCTGGACCAGCGCGGGCGTCTGACGGCCCTGCGGGAAGGCGAAGAAGTTGACGTCGTACGAGGCGTCCTGAAACAGTTCCCAGCTTGCCTGCCGCCCGTAGCGGACCATCTCGGACCTGGCTTCCAGTGCCTTGGCGTGGAAGAAATCGCCCTCACCCTCCCAGCTTGAGATCAACAGCGCCTGGCCGTTGCGGTCCGTCAACGGCGGCAGGATGGCGCGCGTCCACGCCTCGGGCACGACCTGCGCGGCCTCGTCGATGACCGCCAGGTCAATCGCCGCGCCTGCCGCGCTGAAGATGTTTTCGAGGCTGATACCTTCCAGTCGGGCCCCGTTGTCGAGGATGACCAGCTTCTCCTGCACCGTATCGCGCAGGGTGCGCGTCTCCAGGCCCAGGTCGCGGATGGTCTCCACGACCTTGTCAAAGGCTCTGCTCACCAGTTTCATGGTCGGCGCCGCCAGCCAGATCCACGAGCGGGGGCGGGCGTACGCGGCAGCCACAGCCTCCATGGCGGCGTGGGTGGTCTTGCCGCCGCGGCGTCCCCAGGCCACGATGCGGAAGCGGGCCGTGGATCTGGCGAGGGCTTGCTGACCCGTCCAGTGACCCTCGACGCCACGTTGCTGCCAGCCCTCGGTCTCCTGCTGGAGTTGCAGGTACTGGCTCAGCCGCTGATCGGGCTCGGGCACATCGCCCATGGCTCTGACCCTGCGGATCAGGTCGATCCTGGCGTCGGTGTCCTCTGGCACGTACAGGCCGTGCGGGCTGTAGCCCAACTCCTTGAACGTCCTGAGCCGTTCTTGCGGGGTGATCGGGACGTACGGCACCAGCCGCGCGTCGGCACGGTCGATGATGTCCTGCAGAAACGAGCGTTCTTTGGTGGCCCTGGACAGGCGGGAGAAGTCCAGCCCCTGCAGCCCAGGGATGTCTCTGGCGGCTGGGCTGGCGGTCACTTCTGCTTTTTGATCTTGGTGGGTGCGCCCTTGCTTCTGCCGCGGCCGAACAGGTTGCTGGTGCCGACTTTACCGACTTTGCCGCCCGAGGACTTGCCCGTGCGCTTGATCGAGGTCATGTCTGCTCTACGCCTTCCTGCGCGTCTTCTTGGTCGCGCCCGCTACGCCCAGCCCCATGAACGGCGGTTTCATCGTCTGGGGCAGATTGGTTGCCGCGGCGCGTGGAACGGTACGCCCGCGGGAAACCTTGCGCGGCGTCGGCATGGACGGGGAAGCCCCCGATTTCGCTGAAGCTCGTTTCGTCGGCATCCAGATCACCTCCTGGGAGCCAGATAAAGAAGGCCCTGTCACAGCGCCAGCACAGGGGGCTCAGTACTTCCTGGGGTTTTTCCACGCGGGCTGGGTTCTGGGATTGGTCTTGGGCGTGGTGGGATGCTTGCGCATGCCCTTCGGGCTACCCCTTCTTGCCACGGTGGACTCCTTTCTTGTGGCCCTTGTTCAGCGCGGCGTTGCTGATGGCCGCCGCCTGGGACTTGCTCATGCCCTCTTTCTTGAGGCTCTCGTAGGTGGCGGGGTTCTTGACGCTCTTGCCGTGGGGGAACTTCTTGCTGGTACCTGGGCCTGGCATGCCTAGATCACTCCAAAGGCTCTGGCCAGAACGTACACGCTTGTGCCCAGGAAGAACAGGGCGATGAGGACGTACACGGCGCAGGTGACAGGCCCAGGCGGGTCGGCCTGCGGATACTGGAAACGCTGATGCGCGGGTCGTCGATCCACACGGGGGATGGTGCTAGACCAGCCATATCACCGAGAAGCCGCCCAGTTTTGCGAAGTCGTCGGCACTCAAGACATCCCAGATGCCCATGTAGCCTGGTGCGCTGTTGGCAATCCACAGGTTGGAGCCTTGAGTGCCTCGGAGGCCGACCCAGTGGTACCAGTTGGCGCCGCCCAGGAGACCCGCGGTGTACGTGGCCAGGTCGTAGGTGCTCTCGAAATTCAGGTAGTCCTGCGCGGTCGGGGTGCCGTAGCTGTCGTTGAGCACCCGCTGGAGTTGCTTGCCGCTGCCGTCCATCAGGCCGTAGATGGGGTTGATGTTCTGGGGGTAACCGATCTCGTACACGGTCTGTTCGCGGGAGGCGTAGATGTCGTCACTGGGACCCAGACGGGTGGCCCGCTTGAGCCAGTCCAGCGCGCACGCGCTGCACGTCCAGTTGTACATCTGGCCAGGCATCGCGGTGTACGGGTCATACGTGCTCGGGGGGGAGGGCGCGGTCTGGTCAAAAGGGAGTCGGTTGACCCGATTGTCCTCCTGATACCAGTAGTAGACCGCGTCGCGGCCAAAGGTCTGGCTGACCCTGTGGCCCTCGTCCAGGATGAGGTACTGCTCGTCGGAGCGCGGTTCGTCGTTGTTCTGGTCCATGGCGGCCTGGACACCTGGGCCGACAACGAACTCAGGCAGGGGCGGAGTGGTCATGCCGTGAACGTCGCGTCGGTCGTCGTAGCCAGGAGCGAGTGCTGGTAGTCGCGTCCCTGGCTCTGGCACTGGTAGTGGTACTGGTTGCCGCCCGTCAGCTTGGGCAGCGTCACGTACGCGCCCGTCTGGCCTGGCGGCGTGGTGGTGTCGTTGCGGACCGAGCCGTAGGACACCAGCGGGCCGTAGTTGACCTTGTTCAGGCACGGCACGTTGGTTCTCCACGTGATCGTCGCGGTGCGGTTGGCGGCGGGGCCGCTGGAGGTGACCACCACACTGGCGATGATCGGCGCGACGGGCGAGCCCGAGCCCGAGGTGACGAAGACGTACTGGTCGCTGTAGCCCGTCTGGATCAGGTTGGCGCCCGTCTGATCGGTGAGCGTGGCCTCCTGCACGATCATGGTCGTGTACGTCGTGCCCGGGTTCAGGTCGCGCAGGATGATGCTGGTGGGGGTAGCTGCGGTGACCTGCATGGCGGACACGCTGCGGCCCGAGGTGCCGCGGTCCATGCCGTACATCACCAGCGCGCTGCCCGAGAACTGGGGCGTGAAGTTGACCCGCACGGTGGTGGGGTTGATCTGATCGATGCTGACGGAGGTGAACGCGCCCGCGGCGTACACGGGTCCGTAGTTGGCCCAGTTGTAGGTGTGCCAACCGTAGGATCGGAACAGCGGGATGCCGTCCTGAACGCCTGGTACCTGGGGCATGCCCATGTTCAGGATCCCTTCAGTTGGGGAAGGCGGTGTTCTTGGGGTTCCACTGGGCCCAGGTGTAGGTGTTCCAGTTGCCGTTGCCGCCGCCCCCCGAGGGGGCTGGGGGGGTCCCGCCGAAGTTGAAGAAGCGCGTGGTAAGGGCTTTGCCATTGGTCGTCGTCCTGGCCCCCGTAAGTTGGACGTAGCTGGTATAGCTGGGCATGCTCAGGCCCGTGGTGTCGGTGGCATCCAGATTGATACTGAAGGCGAACTGCTGTCCACCCACGGCCGCGGGGGAGGACGGGGTGATGGTGATCGAGTGTGTGGTGGTCGCGGTATCTGGGGACGAGATGCCCGCCTGGGCCTGGCCCGTGATCGCGGACCAGCTTACGTTGGTGATGCAGGCAACAGACGTCAGGTAGGTGACGCTGAACGCGGTGGCCGTGGGGTTGGGCTGGACGTTGCTGAGGGTGATGTACGGCAGGGAGTAGGCCGTGCCAGGCGGGACGGTCAGAAGCTGCGGAGGCGCGGGCTCGGCAAGCTGGGGAGTTGGCGCGGTCATCTCGGCTCGGGA